TACTTTGAATCGTTCACAAGTCGGCCCTGACCACCTATCCAGTGTCGAACCTGAGACGTTTACAAGGATGGTCGAGGGTATCCGAACGGTAGAAAGGGCTCTTGGGGATGGGGTTAAACGAGTCATGCCCGGTGAGGTTGGGTTAAGGAAGGTATGGCGGTCTTAGGGGTCATTCCAGCCAGGGGAGGCTCCAAACGCTTCCTACGCAAGAATCTAGCCCTATTCAGGGGGAGACCCTTGATCGCTTGGACGATTCTGGAAGCCCAGAAGTCCTCCATAGACACCCTGATCTGCTCTACCGACGACGACGAAATAGGGCTTACCGCCCTATCCTATGACTGCCGTATTCTGAGGCGACCTGTCGAAATCTCGACAGATGAAGCTACCAATGAGTCTGTGCTTAGACACGCTCTAAGTGTGTATCCTCTTGATTATGTTGTGCTTTTACAGCCAACATCTCCGTTGAGAACGGTTCTTGATATAAACGAGTGCCTACGTATCTCCACCCATCGGAATGAGCCAGTCGTAACCTATCGACCTAATGGGACTAAAAACGGGGCTGTTTACGTAAGTCCTTCGGATTGGATACTTACCCATGACTTTACCGACCCCCATGTAAGGTACACGATGCCAGAAGAACGCTCGTTAGACATTGATTATCAGAAGGATATTGATGATTTCCTATCGAGTCATTGCTCGCCTTGACATCAAGGGCGATAACTTAATCAAACCTTGCCAATTTGAGGGTCTGAGAGTACTAGGTAAACCATATGATTTTGCAAGGAAATACGCCAAAGAAGGAGTAGATGAACTGTTCTACCTGGACACCGTAGCCTCCCTGTATGGAAGGAACCAACTTTCTGAAATCATTGAGGAAACTAGCAAAAGCGCCTTTATCCCTCTCTGCGTATCCGGTGGAATCTCTTGCATTCAGGAGGTTCAGCGCATCCTTAACGCTGGAGCAGATCAGGTTTCTGTCAACAGTGCTGCGCTCTCAAACCCTTGTATTATCCGGGAAATCTCTAATCATTATGGTTCCCAGGCAGTGGTATGTTCTGTCGATGCCAAGCGGGTTAACGGAGGCTGGGAAGCGTATTCAAGCGGTGGACGCAACCCGTCTGGTAAGGACGCGATTAAATGGGCTGAAGAGGCGGTAAGACTGGGGGCTGGGGAAATCTTCATTACCTCGATAGACCGGGACGGAACCAGGAAGGGGCCGGACATCGACCTATTAAAGGCCATCCAGGTTGACGTACCTTTGGTCTACTCCGGAGGTATTAGGCTGAAAGACGTAGTTGAGGTCTCTAGGTACTCACAGGGCATGGCAATAGGGGCTTCTTTGCACTACGGGAATTTCACCATATCACAGGTAAAATCCGTCTTATCGGATGGTGGGATAGAGGTTCGCAATACGGCATAGGTTGCATTTCCCACATAGTGGGATTACTATCTCCGCGAATTAGCGGGGAATAATTGAAAATACAGCTACCGGCTGGAGGTTGGAGACCAAGACCCGCGCAGTTGCCGCTCTGGACCTATCTAGAGAACGGCGGGAAAAACGCTGTCGCTGTTTGGCACAGACGTTACGGTAAAGACGAACTCGCTCTTAGGTGGGCTTCCGTAGCGATGATTGATAGACCCGGTACTTACTGGCATATGTTACCGGAAGCGACCCAAGCTAGAAAAGCCATCTGGGAAGCGATTAACCCTCATACAGGTAAAAGGCGCATTGACGAAGCCTTTCCTCTCGCTCTTAGAAAGTCCACCCGCGAAAACGAGATGTTCCTGAAGTTCGGGGAATCCACTTGGCAAGTCGTAGGTTCGGATAATTTCAATTCCCTCGTAGGCTCTCCCCCGGTTGGTATCGTTTATTCCGAATGGCCGTTAGCCAATCCTTCGGCAGCAGCTTATCTACGCCCGATATTGGCTGAGAACAACGGATGGGAGTTGTTCATATACACGCCTCGCGGTAGAAACCACGGTCTTACGACTTACGAGCGAGCCAAGAAAGATCCCAAATCCTTTGCTCAAAAACTCACCGTTGACGATACCAAGTCAATGAACCCTGAGATTCTGGCGAAAGAACTTGAATGGTACACATCGGAATACGGTAAAGAAGACGGAGAAGCCTTCTACCGGCAGGAATTCTACTGCGACTTCAATGCTCCGCTGATTGGAGCGATTCTCGGACGATACATTGAGAGAGCGGAGAGAACAAATAGAGTTTCAGATGACATTGGTTTCGACCCGGAAGGAGCGCCCATTGAAATTTCGTCGGATATTGGATTTCGTGACACTGCCTCTTGGTGGTTCTGGCAGCCAACTGTTGGAGGCTATACCATTGTGGATCATGATTCTGATCGTGGTCTGGATGCTGACGACTGGATCGAACGGTTAAAGGCTAAAAACTATCCCATCGGGCATATCTGGCTTCCCAAAGACGCCAAAGCCAAGACTTTCCAATCCAAGCACTCCGCAATGGAAAGGTTTTTGAAAGCCTTCGGTTCCAATATTGTACGAGTCGTCCCTTCAGAATCCGTCACCAACAGAATCAACGCCGCTCGTAGAGTGGTGGAGAAATGCGCTTTTGCTCATTCAGCCTGTGAAGAAGGGCTTGAAGGTTTAAGGGCTTGGTGCTACGAGTGGGATGAGGATTTGAAAGTCTACGGGAAAGATCCAAAGCACGATTGGGCCTCACATCATGGTGACAGTTTTTCGTATGGCGCTCAAGTCATGGAAATGTCAGAGATGAAGAAAGAGAAAGAGGAAGTCAAGCCAAGCGGATTTAGTCTTAATGATCTGTGGGCCGACCACGAGAAATCATTTACTAGGGTTCAGAGGATTTGATATGGCTCAAGTACAGCAAAGCGGTTCTCCGATTCTCCTGACCGGAAGCGGGGTGGTCTCGACTACCAGCGGTTCTCTACTGGGGTTCTATGTGAACTCCACGACGGGCGGAACGGTTGTGATACGAAATGGCGGTGCTGCCGGGACAGCGATTAGCGGAACGATTACTCCGGCAATAGGGTTTCACGCCTTCCCGGCGTATTGCACCAGTGCGTGTTATTTCACTATCGCAAACACGCTTAACGTAACCGCATTGTTCGCGGCGGGGTAACTATGCAAATCCAGCAAGCCGGAACACCCATTAACCTGACCGACGATGGAATCGTATCGAGGGTAGCGGGAAATCTAATAGGTTTCTATGTTAATTCCACGAACGCCGGAACCTTGGTTATTCACAACGCAACGGCAGCGACTTCGGCTGTTACGGGAACCATTACACCTGTTATCGGTTTCCATGCGCTGCCTCTTTACCTTACGGGCGGATGCTTTGCTGAAATCGGCGGGACGGCTCTGGACGTTACTTTGTTTTTTGCAGCCGGATGATTTTCCAATTTTCGACACCCGTACAAACCCCCTCTTATGAGAGTTCGATATTACTTGAGGACGGCAGCAGTATTTTGCTTGAGTCTGTGGGTAATTTGCTACTCGAATGATATGAGCGCAAAGATTTCACAGTTGGCAGCCGGTGGTCCTGTAGTCGCAGGCGACCTGATGGTGATTGCCCGTGGCGCGGGGAATTTCAAGGTTGATGCGACATCGTTTGTAGGGCCTCAAGGTGCTGATGGGGCTGCCGGGTCACAGGGCATACAGGGGATACAAGGAATTCAAGGGCCCGCTGGGAATGACGGAGCAACGGGTTCGCAAGGTATTCAGGGAGTTCCCGGTAATGATGGTGCTGATGGCGCACAAGGTATTCAGGGAATTCAGGGTGTTCCAGGAAATAATGGGGCAGACGGCGCGCAAGGAATACAAGGTGTTCCCGGACCCAATCTAACAACCACAGCTTTTGGATATACCACCGGGGCTGGAGGTGCAGTTACTCAGGCTACCAGCAAGGCCACTGCTGTAACGCTGAACAAACTCTGTGGCGCTATAACAATGAATGGCGCGGCACTCGCCGCTGCTGCCGAAGTCGCTTTTACTCTGACAAATAGCACGATTGCAGCGAGAGACGTTGTGATTGTGAACATCGCTTCGGTTGGTACTGCTGGAGCCTATTTCGTATGCGTAGGAGCGGTGGCGGCGGGTTCCTGCTCAATAACTTTGGGCAACTGTTCTGCGGGAAGTCTGTCGCAAGCTCTTGTCCTTAACTTTGCCGTTATCAAGGCGGTAAACGCATAATGGCAAAAAAGACAAAAGACGACGTTCTGAATTACTACGACGGCTTGATCTCTGCGTATGAGAGAGCCTACAAGTCGTGGGAAGGCAGGGCCGACAAGATTGTTAAACGCTTCAGAGATGAGCAAAGGTCTACGCGGGAAGCGGATACCAAGTTCAACATCCTGTGGTCGAACGTCAATACTCTAGTTCCGGCTTGTTATTCCCGAGTCCCGCAACCGGATGTCGGCAGACGCTTTAACGATAAAGACCCAGAAGGAAGGGTCGCTTCTCTCATCCTTGAGAGGGCTTTGACCTTTGAAATAGAACACTATCCAGACTACCGAGCCACCATGAGGGAGTCGGTTTTAGACAGGTTCCTTCCGGGTCGTGGAACGGCTTGGGCAAGATACGAGCCGCATTTCAAAGCGGGTGAACAGCTACCGTCTGACGGTTTACAGGTTTCTGAAGATCAGGACGAACCCGACGAACAGATTGACTACGAATGCGCTCCCATAGATTACGTTCACTGGAAGGACTTCGGGCATAACGTCGCAAGGACTTGGGAAGAAGTCTTTGTGGTGTGGAGAATCGTGTACATGTACGAGGAAGGGGTAGAGGAAAGATTCGGTGAAGATATAGCCAAGTCACTTCCTTACGACGCCTCCCCCCAGGAAAGCAAGCGGGAACTGACCCAATCCGAAACCAAGAAACAGGCGAAGATTTACGAGATTTGGGATAAGCAGAAGAAGAAGGTTTACTGGATTTCAAGGGGTCCGAAGAAAATCAATCCTCTGGATGAAAGAGACGACCCGTTAGGGCTTCAGGATTTCTTCCCCTGTCCGAGACCTCTGTACGCCACGATGTCGAACAACACGCTGATTCCTGTTCCAGATTTTGCTCTGTATCAGGACCAAGCAAGAGAACTGGACACGCTGGCAGACCGTATCGACGGTCTTATCAAGATGCTCCAGGTGAAAGGGGTGTACGACAACGCAACTCCAGAACTGGCTAGGTTGTTCACCGAAGGTGTGAATGGAACGCTGATTCCGGTCAAGAATTTCATGGCGTTTGCAGAGAAAAAGGGCTTGCAGGGTTCGATAGATTTGGTTGACCTTAAGCCGATTTACGAAGCCATCAAAGTCTGTTTTGAAGCGGCTAGGGAAATCATCAACTTCATCTACCAGATTACAGGTATTTCAGACATCGTAAGAGGTCAGACTGAGGCGGGCGAGACGCTTGGGGCGCAGCAGTTGAAGGTGAATTTCGTGGGTCTCAGGTTGGGCGACATGAAACGGGATGTCGCTCGTTATGCAACCGACCTGTTGCAACTGAAGGCGCAGATTGTTTGTCAACATTTCAGCCCTCAAACCATTATGGCGATGGCTGCGGTTGAACAGTTGTCTCCCTCTGATCTTCAGTACGTTTACCAGTTCCAGCCCGGACCTCCGCAACCGGGGCCTCCCGACCCGAATACGGGTATGCCATCGATGGTTCCCGGTCCTCCGCAGCCTGTTATAGGACCGGATGGCAAGCCTATGCCGGGGGCGGCGATGGTGTTGCTGTTGGGTGAAGCCCGAATCAAAGACCCCTCTAGCGACTCTCCTAATCCGATGCGGGCGTTTCGCGTTGAAATCAACGCCGACTCTCTTGTCCAACTGGACGAGTCTGCGGAGAAAGAGGCTGCGACAGAGTTCGTAGCGACACTGGGTAAGTTCATGGAATTAGCAGGAATGCTGAGTCAGGGCGCACCACCTTTAGTCCCT